AGAATGTCATTATGTTCAATTGGGAAAATCACAAATCGGTTGGGGTTACTTACTAATATTTTTTCCATATTCTTTATTTTAATTATTTTTATTTTCTCTTTCTTTTCGTTTTTCCAATAACTCCTTAACTCTTTGTCGTTGGCGTTCTTCTTTTTGTTCTTCAATACCAAGGAATGTTGTTGTTGATTCGGTATCAATTTCAATCATAGCATTATCAAATTTACAATTTTCAAATACAACACCATCATCTCCAATTCTGGATTTAGTAATGGCAATTGTTGCCAACTTCATTTCTTTTTGTTGTAATGTCTTTGCGACGGTTATGATGACGTGACCCACTTGTGCTTTCTTAATTGAACCACCCATTTGGTCTGTTGTCACAACTTCCGATGCGATGCTGGCCCGTGAACCTTGAGTTGCGGTCCAGGCCACAATATTTAATTCGTGACACATCGCCTCATATGCTCTCATTACAGATCCCTCACTTTTCCATTCGTTACCAAGGTCTTTGTTTGGTAATACACAGTCAATATAGTCCAAAACAATCATATCAATTTTAGTTCCGTCAGCAATCAATTTTCTAACCTCGTTTTTGATTTGATTCATTGTTACAGTATCCGATGGTATTTTCTTTAAGATTAATTGGTTTGGCATTGTTGATTCAATTTCCTTAACCTTTGCTATTACCTCATCTTTTTTGTCTGATAATTCATCTGGGTGTATCTTTGTCCAAAGTGTAATGTGTTTTCGTTGTATAATCTGTGGATTATCCTCAAAAAAGATTTGTAAAACATTAAATCCAAGGTTATACGCATGATTAGCAATTTTTGTTAAGATTGTTGATTTACCCACACCTGTTGGTGCCAAGATAACCCCCAATTCACCTTTTGCTAAACCACCTTTTAATAGTCTATCAATACCTGGTATACCCATTGGTATTGGATGTCTATAATCTTCATCTAACACCTGGTCTAGGTTTGAAAAGACGTTCATCATAGTGGTATCTTTTGACCCAACCAATAACGCTTCTCTAACCATTTCCTCTAGGGTATCATAGTTTTCAAATTCACCCCCATCAATAATCTTTTGTGCTTGTTTCATAACACGTTGTAACTCTTGTTGTTTACAAAATTTCAACGCTTTTTCTTGTACAAAATCGGCCCCCTCAATTGGTGCGTTCTTAATTTTCTTAATTGTGTCAAGAACAACTTTAATCGCCGTTTCTTGTTGTAATTCAGACTTAGCCACCTGTTCTAGTGTATCAAATGATGGTGTGTGATCATATTTTTTATGATACTCTTTAATCATTTGTATAATGATTTTAAAGTATTTGTTTTCAAAATAGTTGTTTTCAATCACCTCCACAATTGAATGTGAAAACTCCTTATCTAATACGATTTGGTTAAGTAACTGGATTTGGAAATTGTTTCCAAGATATTCAAAGTTTTTGTTTGTCGCCATAGTTTTTCTTTCTGTTAGTAATGATAAATACTACTAATATTAGATAAATTGTGGATAGATATAATTAAAATTTTTACCTGAAAAAATGTCAGTTAACTCAGTAAGTATTGTTTTTAGCCTTGGGCGTAGGTCTACGGTATATCTTACCTTTGGTGGGTATACTTTCGCATCAAAGACTCTATGACAAATTGTCATATTATCCACCTTAATAAATAAATTAAAATTTTCATCACCCTCTGTTATTGACGTATTTAACACGTCAGGATTTTCCCCAATCTCATATTTGTTCTCCAACATATATGTGACAGTTCGTATTTTTAAATTACTTTGCAAATCATTACAAAACATTCTAATATAATCATAAAACTCTTCTGATTTATGGGCAGTTTTATTATAACCCTTAACATTAAAAAATCGTTGTACGACAATGTTATCGTTACACGTTAACAAAAATTCTATTTTTGTTGCATCTTGCTCTCTCATTTTTTACTTTTTTGTTCTGTTTCTAAAATTTGTTTTTTCTTTTCTTGATAACTTTAAAAATGGTTTTAAAAACCCAACCCAAGCGTCATCACCTTTGGGTAAATACTTGAAGAATCCGTCGTCCATCATCATCCTAATTAAGTTTCTATGTCCTCTACCGTCCGGATCTAACGTTTCGGAATAATACAACTTAACCAATTCTTTCCCCTCCTCTGAAATTAATGGGTTATCCAAATCCACCAATTTCTCATTTACAACAAAGAACTCATTTCCAAATATACCATCCTTAGTTCTTCCACTTAAAAGGTTTTGTAAAGTGGAATTCTTTTTTTCCTTTAATAATTCTTCGGCCTTTATTAAAATATCGGTATAATTTACTTCTGTGTCAAGTATCTCAGGAAAAAATTTAAGAAATGTTTTTTCACCTAAATAAAAAATACCATCAATATTATCTGAACTATCACCAGTTAATATCTTATAGGTCTTAACGTTATAGTGGGGAATTTCGGCTTCATATATTTTAATCTTATCACCATTATTATAATATCTTTTTTGTTGTGGTGAATAAATTCTCACCTTATCAGATATTAATTGTGTCAAATCTCTATCAGATGAAAATATAGTCTTCTCTTCATCCTGGGATATCTGACAATAATATGCTATCAAATCATCCGCTTCCGAATGTTCAATTTCCAATTGTCTTACAAACATTTCTTCAAGGTATTCTTTTACCCTTTCTTTTTGTTTTGTAAATGATTGATCCTTAGAGTCTTGATCGTCTTTTTGTTTACGATTCAATTTGTATTTTGGATATAAAAGTCTTCTTTGTGATGATCCAGTTTCACTATCCCAGAACACAATAACCTTATTGTAATTGGTTTCTTCTAAAAACTTTCTTAATGTATTTAAAAAATGCCAAGTACCACCAACGTGTTCACCTTTGTTAAAAAAATCTTTAACACCATTTATACCGATTTTTAGAAGGTTGTTCGCGTCAATAACTAATGTTTTAGTCATTTACCTCTTCGTTTGATTGGTTTGATAAAACTGGTTCTTTTTCTACAATATAATCAACAAAAAACTCACTAAATATTGCTTCCATTACTGGAACACATATTGAATTACCCGCTAACGCAATATGTGCTCTAGTTGATAGTGATGTTGTTAACATAACGTCAATATCAGAATCTTTAACACCCATAAACCTATAACCCTCTCTAGCGGTAAGTGTTCGTACCCTATCATCTGGTGTCATAATTTGTGGTGACCCACTGGTTGTTAAACAAGGTGAACAAGCATCCAACGAATAAATACGTCTCATTTGATCATAGTTAATATCATCTCTCCTTGCAACCAATTTACAAACAGTATTTTGTTTTGCTTCGTGTAATGTAAATGGACAATCAACAAACAAAGACTCATCAATGTTACTATCAACAAATGACATCATTGGTACTTTAGGTTTTTTATATCTGTCAACATTCATCATTTTCTGTTTAACATCATCTGGATTACCGTGTAATACCGAAATCATAAAAACCCTCTCTCTATTCTGGGGGCAACCGAAATCAGCACCGTTTAATAATCTCCAGTAAGATGAATACCCAAGCCCTCGTAAGAAATAAATATGTTTTTTAAACGCTTCATAGTGGTTCTTTGAAACTAGGTTCTTAACGTTTTCCATTAATAGAAATTTAGGCCTATTCACAGATAAAAGTCGTTCAACGTCAAATAACAAACCACTTCTTGTACCTTCTTTAATTCCTTCTTGTTTACCGGAAATAGAAACGTCAACACAAGGGAATGAATATGTTAATAGATCACAACTAGGGAAGTTATTCTCGTTTACTTGTTTGATGTCACCCAAGTTACCATTTTGTGTTGTGTGTAGTGCGTCATAACATTCGTTGGCAGCTTTAAAATTATCACAGTTCGCAATAACCTCATAATCCACACCAATATACTTTAACGCCAATTCTTGTGTTCCGTATCCGGAAAATAGTGAAATTACTTTTAATTTATCGTTCATTTGTTTTTTTTTATAAAATATTGTTACTTTTTTTGAGATTGTCAATAGCCCAAAGTGGTTGTAGGTTAGTATAATGACATAACTGATATAATTCTTCCTCAGTTTTAGCTGATGATAATGGTATAATATGATCTATATGCCACTCACATCTGTTTTCCCACCCCATTCCATCAATAAATTGTTTTTCTAAATGTTCTTTTAATTCCTGGGGGGTACATCCTACAATTTCAAAAGTTGTGTTTTTTTTGGTTATGTTTTTTGTTTTTAGATATTTTCTTAACCGAGATCTGACGCTGTTCACGAGTTTGAATAAAATATCCGTTTTTAATTTTTCTCTACGAAGTTCGTTTCTTTTTTGTTTATAATTTTCATTATAAATTTTCTTTTTTTGTTTTATAATCTCTTTGTTTTTTTCACGACACTTCCTTCCTGTCTCTTTAAGTTTTTCTGATGACTCTAAACGATATTTTTCAAAATATTCAGATTTTTTATCTTTATTATTTTGATACCAATTTTTAGAACACTGATTCAGTTTATCTCTATTGTTTTTACGCCATTTATTGGTTTTCTCTATAAGACAAATTTTACACCACCCATTATAACCATCTTTACTTGATTTTGATTTATAAAAATCTATTAGTTCTTTTTCAATTTTACACTTGTTACAAATCTTTGTTTCCATTTTTAATATAATCTTTCAATAGTTTATTAACTAGGGAAGAAAGATTTATAGATTTATCCTTAAAATATTGTGGTAAATTGGGGTCAATGGAAACCCCAATTTTTACTTTTTTATCTTCATCATTAATTTTTTTTCTTCCCATATATCAATAAATATCTATAAAATAATTAAAAGTGTAATTATTATGAATTTTTTTTATTCTTCAAAATCTAAGTCTTTTGACTCTTCTAATGTAAAGTCGTTACCACCCATTTTAGTTGCCCAATAATCAGCATACTCTTTTTTATACTTATCCATTGCTTCTTTTGTGTCTGAAATATAACCGTTGTGTACCGCGATAATCTTCCCGTCCTTAAATCCAAGTCCATTTACGTGGTTTTTGAGAATTGAGATTCTAGTCCTAATTGCAAATGATATTTTTCTACCATTTTTTGTTGCGTCAATATGATTGATTCCAGCCTTTTTTTGTTTCCCAAATAAAAAGACTAAACTTGACGCTAACCATATTGCCTCACCCCCTTTACTCTTAATTTCAGGTTGACTCATAGGTGATGACATATCAACGTCAACCCAAGGTTGGTTAACAATAATTAATGTGTTGTAGTATGGACAATCTTCTTTTTTTGATTTAGTTATTCTTGAATGGATTCCCATACCTATCGTGTCAGATAAAACAGACGCGTTAGCCATTTTACCACCACGACCTTCATATGTCATTTTACACGGGATACTTCCTACACTATCCCAACAAAATAATAGATTATATGGTATGTCACCCTTTTCTTGTGTATCCAGAATATCATTAATAAAATCTGTCGCTTGCTCAATGTAATCAAACGAATCGTTAAAAATAAACATTCCCTCCCATTCACCATCTTCATTTTTTTCTGCCTGTAATCCTAACTCAACAGCATGAGTCCAACTCCATTTTTTTTCCGTAATAATTAAAACCGGAAGATGTCCTCTTCTTTGTGCGTCCGCGGCGGCCAAAATCATTGCCGTGGTTTTTGCTGAATTCGAATGCCCTAAAAACATTGATATCCCCCCCATTACAGGACCTGGTAATCCGCACGCTTCCATAAATGCTTCACCACAATTATAAAACGCCTCTGGTTTATATTTTGTTTTACTTGAGAACTTTGACTTAATGTCCTCAAATTTAAATTCTTTTTTCTTAATTGCCATAATGTTATTTTTTTATTAGAAAATCTGATGTTGATGTGTTTTTTCCGTGAATATACCAGATAATATTTTCAGTATTATCGACCTCGGCAATTTTACAGTTGTTACACCAAGCGTCTCTCCACATATTATCTTCAAAACCATACACGTTTTGTATGTCTTTTATTAAGTTTAGTGCTTTTAAATTAAATGCAAATGTTGATGGTATTTTAAAATCACAATCTTTTGGGTTGGCACCTAGATTATTATAATCACCAACCCTAATTAAATTACCATTAAGTTGGTATTTCATTTTTGATGATACAACATCAACATCATTATTGTTAAAAAACTCAACAATTGTACTTACATAATCCTTTTTGTAAATGTCGTCGTCGTCAATTTTAATAAAAAGATCATATTCCTCATAACCATCAATAGACAATATTGTATTAATATGGTTAATGTGTTGGTGTTGGTTTTTTGTGAAAATAAATGAATTTTTATCTGTTTTCACGTCTTCCAATATTTTTAAAATATTTATTTCTTTGTTATCTGATTGTTCAAGTGTAATATTTACCGAATGAAATATGTTTTGATAACTTTGGTTTGTGATATCAAGAATACAACTTCTTGTCATTTTTAACCTACTAAAACTTGGTGTAAAACACAAAACTTTTTTTTCCATTTTATTTGTTTTATTTAAATATAATAAAATATGGGTACATTGTCAAGCAATATACCCATATGATTTTTTAAAAATTTAATTAGAATGGTAACTCTTCATCAACTTCTTCGTTGACTTGTGGGTCAACATATGTTGGTTCTGTTGTTGTTTTAGAACCACCCATTGTGATTTCACCTTCTGACGTATCTGAATATACATATTTACCAGCGTCTT